TGATACAGAAACACAAAGTTATCTAATTAATTTCCTACATTTCTATACTGTTCAAGATTTAACTGGAGAGCAACCTGAAGATAGAATCTATGTAGAAGTATGGGATGATAAAGAAGTAGTTTATTATATTGAGACTAAAGTAAATAATGAAGTAATATTTTTAGAGGATACAACTAGACCAAGACATGGTTGCCATTGGTACAGAGAAATATATGATGAAGCACTAGATCAATTAAAAGATATAGAAAAACACAGTTGGGGAAGAGTTCCATTTATCGAAATAGAAAACAATGAAGAAAAAACAACAGACTTAGAACCAATAAAACCATTAATAGATGCATACGATTTAATTAATAGTGGATTTGTAAATACTATTGAGGATTTAAAGGAAATTGTATGGTTAATTAATGGATATGGTGCAGAAGATTTGCTTAGCTTAATAGAGAATTTAAAAGTAAATGGAGTAGCAAGAACAAACGATACAGCAGGACATATAGATGCAAAATTATTGCCAATACCATATGAAGCAAGACAAGCATTACTTAAAGGTTTAAAAGAGCTTATATATGAATTTGGTAGAGCAGTTGATACAAGCAATAAGGATTTAATAGGACAAGCACCATCAGGCGTATCATTAGAGTTTTTATATACTGATTTAGATATGAAAGCAGATGATGCAATAGGAGGATTAACTACAGCATTATATGAAGTATTATGGTATGTATTGCAAGATTTAAAAATGAAAGGTAAATTACCTGAGAACATAAATGAATATGACTTTAAAATCGAATTTAATAAATCAAGAATATTTAATGAAGTCGAGAAAGTTAATTCAATAAATAGTGATAGTACATTAAGCTTAAGAAGAAAATTAGAAATACATCCATATGTAGATGATGTTGAAGTAGAACTTCAAAGAATTAAAGAAGAAAAAGCAGAAAATATGAAACTACAAAGCCAAATATTTAACAATAGTGGTGGCTTTGAAGGACATAATCATGATGATGACACCGAATAGGAGGTGTTATTTTTATGGCTAGAAAACCAGAAGGCTATTGGGAAAAAAGAAGCACAGATTTAATGTTAAGACTTGAAAAAGGAACAGAAAAAACAATAGATAATTTAGTAAAAGTATATAATCAAGCTACAAAGAATATAAACAAAGAAATAAATAATATATTTAGAAATTATGCAAGTGGAACAGGATTATCAAAAGAAGCCTTAACTTCAATGCTTAACAAAAGAGAAACAGATGCATATTATGAAAAATTATTTAATACAATACAAAAAATAAAAAATGAAGATGTAAGAAAAAAATTGCTTGCAAAATATAATGCACCTGCATATTCATATAGAATAAAAAGATTCCAAGCATTACAGGATAACATAGATGTAGAAATAGCAAAAATAGCAGATATAGAACAAACAATAACGAAGGAAAGATATGTAGATACAATAAAAGAAGGTTATTATCATAATATATATGATATACAAAAAGGATTAGGCTATGGATTTAATTTTTCAAAAATAGATACTAAAACAATTAATCTAATGTTAAATGAAAGATGGGCAGAAAATGGAAATTTCTCTTCTAGGATTTGGAAGAATGCGGATAGGTTATCTAATTATTTAAAGATTAATTTTACCGCAGATACAATGTCAGGTAAATCAATATCAGCAATGAGTAAAGAATTATCTGATACATTAAATATAGGTTTATATAAATCTACTAGACTAATAAGAACAGAAGTAAATCATTTTGCTAATGAAAGTGAAATGTTATCTTATGAAGAATTAGGAATAGAAAAATATAGATTTGTTGCAACACTTGATAATGTTACTTGTAAGCATTGTGCACAATTGGACAATAAAGTTTTTAATGTAAAAGATAGACAAGCAGGAAAGAATTATCCACCTTTGCATCCAAATGATAGATGTACAACAGTTGTTGAATTTGATGAAGAAGAAATAGAAGGACTAAAAAGGAGAGCAACAGACCCAATAACAGGAAAAACATATTTAGTGGACCAGAATATAACATATGATGAATGGAAGCAACAGATAGATGATAAATATGGAAAAGGTACACTAGATATAGAACATAAAAAATATACAAATTTAAAATTAGATAAACAACAATATCAAAAATATAATAAAACGATTGAAGAAGAATATATGCCTAAAACATTTGAAAAATTCCAAGAAATGAAGTATAATAATATAGAAAAATACAACGATTTGAAGGGGTATTACAGATATAAATCAAATTATCCTGAAAGTAATAGACAATATTATGAAATAAATAATAAAATAAAGCAATGTATAAATTTAGAGAAAATAAGTCCAAGCATAGGAACGGCAATAAAGCCAAATACCAATGGAATAACAATAGGAAGCATCAATACTCATGCACAAAATAGAATGGCAAAAAGAGGAGTAACAAAAAAAGATGCACAATCATATATAGAAAATGCAATTATAGAATTTTCTCAAAACACAAAGAAATTATACTTGTCAAATGAAGGTGCAACAGTGTTGTTAAAAGAAGATAAAAGATTAATATCTACATATTCAAAAAAAGACTTTGACGATGGAATAAAAGAAATATTGAAGGTGATGAATAATGGAAAGTGAATACAAATGTCCTCTATTAGATAGAATAATAGATGATGGATATTGTTATGATATAAATATGGTTAATGCTAAAATGGTAAAAGAAGATGTATTGGAAGATAAAATAGATAAAGAAGAAGCAATAAAAATATGTGAAAAATGCAAATATAAACCATTTTAGAAAGGATTATAAATAAGTTATTAACATTTTATAATTATAAATTATGTAGTGGCGGAATAGGTAGACGCTTGCAGTAGTGAAGGTTGAAGAGTACAATTTGATCCGAGATATAATAGTTACACGCATCCCATTTTTATGGTATTCATACAAATAACTGCGTACTCATGTTAGGTGCAAATCCTAACCTACATACAAAATTAAAGACGTATTTCTACGTCTTTTTATTATGCCGTTTTATCATGGTTAGGCTTTATAAAATAAATGAAATATTACTCATTATCTAGGAGAATAACTTAGATAACTTTCGTACTGGTAGCACCAGAATAAAAAAGCTAGAGAGGTAGGATCAATATGGAATGGTTAAAAGAATTATTAAAAAATGCAGGAGTAGAAGATGTGGATAGTTTAGAAAGCAAAATTTCTAAAGAAATACCAAAATATTTTAAACCTGCGAAAGAATTTAACGAAATCAATGAAGAGTTGAAAATTGTTAAAGGAGAAAAGAAAACATTAGAGGATGACAAAAAGAAGATTGAAGATGAATATAACAACTTCAAGAAAGGTTCTATTAGTCAAGAAGACTACGAAGCAAAGAAAAAAGAAATTGAAGATAATTCTAAAGCAGAAGTAGCAAAAGTAAGATTAGAGAGCAAGATTGAATTAGCAATTAATAATGCTAAAGCCAAAAATGTTAAATCCGTTAAAGCTAATTTAGATTTAGACAAGATTAAACTGGATGGAGATAAATTACTAGGATTTGACGACCAAATAGAATCATTAAAGAAAAGTGATGCCTATCTATTTGATATTGATAAAAAAGTAGATAAAGGAATAAATGATGATTCAAGAAAAAGAAAAAGTGAAGATGCAGATTTTAGTGATGATGATTTAGACAATTTATCAGATGAAGAATTTTTTGCACTTCAAGAAAAAAATAACAAATAAGAAAGAAGGAATTAATTATGGGAAACAATTTATTAAGTTGTAAAAGAATAGCAAGAGAAGCACTACCAATATTAAAAAATAATTTAGTTGTGCCAGCTCTATTTAGAACAGATTATTCAAAAGAATATGTAAAACAAGGAGATACAATTCAAGTAAAAAAACCAGCTGTATTTGAAGCAAAGGACTTTACTGATGAAGTAACAATTCAAGAAATTAATCAAGACAAAGTATTAGTTAAAATGGATAAAATAGCAGATGTATCTGTAGAAATAACATCTAAAGAAATGGCATTAGATCCAGTAACATTCAAAGAGGATGTTCTTGAACCAGCTATGATAGCAATAGCTGAAAAAATAAACAAAGAAGGATTAGAAATGTACAAATATGCTTATAAAGCTATTGGTACAGCAGGAACTACACCTTCTACAATAAATACTTTTGCAGATGCAAGAAAAGAATTAAATAAAGCTAAAGCACCTCTTAAAGATAGATATGGTGTATGGGACCCAGATGCAGATGCTAAATTTAGTGTTATAGATGCTATATTAAATGCAGAAAAATCTGGTTCAACAGAAGCATTAAGAGAAGGTGCAATTGGTAGAGTACAAGGATTAGATAACTATATGTCTCAACAAGTTGCAGTACATACAGCAGGAACATTTACAGCAGTTAGTACACCATTAGTAAATGGTGCAGTAACAAAAGGTGCGACACAAATTGCTTTTGATGGTGGAGAAGGAACAGAAACATTAAAAGCTGGAGATTTATTTACTATTGGTGGAAAACCATATGTTGTAACAGAAGATGCAACAGCTGTATCTGGAGCTATCACAGCAAAAGTTTATCCAGCAGTTGTAGAAAACATTGCAGATAATACAGCAGTTGTATTTCCAGATAAAACAGCTGGAGGACACGTTGCAAACTTAGTATTTAATAAAAATGCATTTGGTTTCGTAACAAGACCACTAGAACCAGCAGCAGGTGGACAAGACTGCCATGTTATATCTTATAATGGATTAAATATAAGAGTAACATACGGATACGATATGAAAACAAAGAAAAATATGTTATCTTTAGATACATTATATGGATTTGCACCATTATATCCATCATTAGCAGAAGTAGTTATGGGGTAATAAAAGGCAGAGAAATCTGCCTTGATTTAATTTATAGGAGGTATAAAAGATGAAATGTCCAAAATGTGGCAAAGAATTTTCAGAGCCAATATTACCATTACATACTGAAAGATGTGGAAAAGAAGAAGCGGTAGAAAAAAAGGTAGAAGAAAATATCGAAGATAAAAAAACAACAAAGACAA